CGACTCGGAATGGGTCGTGAAGATGAATATTTCTGGAAAACTGCCAAAGAGCGTGAAAATAAATACGAAGATGACGAAAATTCACAAAAAGAGGAGGAAAATGGGTAATTCACCAGTCGATAGAGACACCAATTACATGAAAGAAGTGTGGGGAACCACATGTTTGACCACAGATCATTGGTCACTGCCTGCTGATGCGTCTTACAAAGAACCTGTAATTCTTCAAGAAGTGGTTTTTGATGAGTCAAAACCCGTTAATCTTAATGAAAGGGATCAAGTTCTGTCAGATGTAGACCCCTTATCCCCCGAAAAGATGGATGAGGAGTATAAATCAATTCCAAATCGCTACTAAACCATTATAGATAGTATGTTGAAGTGTATCCAAACAGATGCCAGTTAAGCGTTCGCGTAGTTTTAGGGATATAAGTCTATCTTTTAAACGTCATCCCATAACAAACGACATAACAACTCTTAAAAATGAAGATGCGATCAAGAAATCAGTTATAAATCTGATCCGAACTCGCATTGGAGAGAGATTTTTCAACGATTTGCTCGGAACATCTGTTGGTGATACACTTTTTGAATTAAGTACATTTGATAATGATGTATTAAGGGAAGAAGTTATTTCATTATTAAAAAATTTTGAACCTAGAATCGACCTGACCAACGTTTTCGTTGAGGGTCAGGATGATACTAACAGTTTATTCATTCAAATTGAGTATGATATTACTGGATTACCACTTCCGACACAGAATATAGAGTTTATCTTACAACCTTCTAGGGTATAATGTCATTTAACCAGTTTACCAACCTCGATTTTAATGATATAAGAACTCAGATTAAGGATTATCTGAGGTCGAACAGTAATTTTACGGATTTTGACTTTGAAGGATCCAATTTTTCTGTTCTAATTGACACGTTAGCATATAATTCATACGTTACTGCCTATAATACCAATATGGCAGTGAACGAATCGTTCATTGATAGCGCAACATTGAGAGAAAATGTTGTATCTTTGGCAAGAAATATTGGATATGTTCCTAGATCGAAAAGATCTTCAATTGCAACCGTAAGTTTTAGTGTAAATGTGAGTGCTGCTTCTCTGGGGTCCAATTTTGGTGCCAGATCCGTGAAATTGAAGAAAGGCGTAGTCGCTTTGGGTGCTGCAAATAACTCAAATTACATTTTTTCAATTCCAGAAGACATTTCAGTAACTCCAAACTCTGCAGGAGTAGCAGTATTCAGTGGAATTGAGATTTATGAAGGAAATTTACTGAAAAAAACCTTTACAGCAGACGATTCTCAACCAGATCAAAAATATATTTTACCAAACAGTAATATTGACACCTCTACAATTCGTGTTTCGACGATTGGAACTAGTATAGAGGAATATACTCCATACGAAAACATTTTTAATGTAGAACCAGACACTCGTTTGTATCTTATACAAGAAATTGAAGATGAAAAGTACCAAATTCTCTTTGGTGACAACATTTTAGGTAAAAAACCCACCTCTGGTGATAAAATTGAAGTCACTTATATTGAAACAAGTGGGTCTGCAGCAAATGGTGCATTGAATTTTACATTTTCCGGAAAACTAACATATTTGAAGGGTGGAACTGAAACAAATATAACAAATAATATCTCCAATATAACGACCCTAGAAGCGTCTGTAAACGGTGATGAGATAGAAAGTATTGATACCATCAAATACCTCGCTCCTAGGGTCTATGCATCACAGTACAGAGCGGTTACTGCCAATGATTACACCAGTCTGATCCCTTTCTTATATCCAAATATAGAATCGGTATCAGCATATGGTGGTGAAGAACTTGATCCACCACAATATGGTAAAGTTTTTATCACAATCAAACCGAAAAATGGTGATACTCTTTCGGATGTAGCAAAAAATACTATTGAAAGTAAATTGAAGCAGTATACCATTGCTGGTATCAAACAAGAATTTTTAGATTTGAAATATTTGTATGTTGAGTATGATTCTACTGTTTCATACAGTCCAGGTTTGGTTACAAATAAGCAAGATCTTTTCAGTAGAGTTACGGCAGCAATTGAAAATTATGCAAAATCATCTGACATCAATTCTTTTGGTGGAAGATTAAAGTATAGTAAACTTCTTTCTCAAATTGATAATGTTGATAATGGAATTACCTCAAATATTACAAATCTTGTAATGAGAAGGAATTTAGTTCCTGCATTTAATACTTTAGCAAATTATGAACTTTGTTATGCAAATAAATTCCATGCTGAGGTGGAAGGTTTCAATATCAGATCATCTGGGTTTACAGTTTCTGGTATTGAAGGAACTCTTTTCTTAACTGATGTTCCTGATACTGATATTACCATACCAGGAAGACCACTTCAAGTAGAACCAAAGACTGGATCTATATCGGTTATCAAATTTAATGAAAATAATCAAATTTTGACAGTTATTGAGAATGCGGGAACTGTTGATTACGTGAAAGGTGAAATTATTCTCTTCCCAATCAATATCTCGTCTACATCTCTTCCCAATCGTATTGAAATTGGAGTAACGCCAGAATCAAATGATATTGTTGCAAAAGAGAATCTTTATATTGTCCTAGATACTACAGGAAAAAGTGTTTTAACACTCAAAGAGGATTCACTCACTTCTGGATCTAATAGATCTGGTACTAATTACAATCCCCCTTCAAGTTACACCAGCAGCACGAAATTTACTCGATAAGAAATGTCAGATAGTAAAGTAAAAATCTCCAATATTCTGGAAAGTCAACTTCCAGAATTTATTTTAGATGACAATCCACTCTTCAAAGAATTTTTGGAGCAGTACTATCTGTCTCAGGAACATGAGTACGGAACAGTTGATCTTGCTGAAAATATTGCAAATTTAAAAAATATTGACAGTTTTGCAAAACTTAAATTTACTGCAACAACACCAAAACTGACTAAGTTTATTGGAAACCTTGATAGTACTATTGAAGTTGATAATCATTTAGGTTTTCTACCTAAAAATGGACTTGTAAAGATAAATAATGAAATTTTTACATACACTGGTAAGTCATCGTATGCACAGAAAGTTGTTAGTTTTAATGCAACAAATAATACTATTCAACTTTCATCCTGTGTTGGTTTAGATTCTTTCAGAAATCAAAGTATTATTTTTGACAGGTCATTTTCATCGATTGTTGCTGGAAAAGTATATTATGTTACGCAAGTCATAGATTCTACTTCAATTACAGTTTCTGATGAAGCAAATATTCTTAATGATGTATATTCATTAACAGATGCTAACCCTATAAACTCATCAACACTTCCAAATGCGACTAGTTTCGCCTTTACTGGATGTATTAGAGGTTTTTGTGGTATTGATAATGTCGATGATGGTGATTCGGAATTTTTAAATTTCAACGTTACTAATTCCAGTTTTCATAGTGCAGGATCATCTCTCACTAATCTCGGTTTAGTATTTTTAGCAGAATTTTTCAAAAAATATAAAAAACTATTTTTACCAGGAATTGAAGAACGACAATTCCAAAATGTTAACATTGATAATATCCTTTCAAGGGCAAGAGATTTTTACAGTTCAAAGGGAACAGACTCTTCTCTAAAAATTCTTTTTAGTGTTTTATTTGGAAAATTTGTTGAAGTTTTAAAACCATTTGATAATACAATTTTAGCATCGTATGCTGATTGGTCGCGTTCGGATGTTGTAATTTTTGAAACAATTAGTGGAGATCCATCTAAACTTCAAGAAACAACTTTATTGCAAGGTTCGATCAGCAGTCCAACTGCAAAGGGTGTAGTTGCAAGAAGACAAGATGTATTTTTAGGAAGAAAAAAATACCATAAAATCTTTTTCTCGAAAGATTCTATTGAAAACAAATTCGTAGTTAATAAAAAAACTAAGGTCTTAGGAGTTGGTGTTACAGATACAACTTTGACTGTCGATTCTACTATTGGATTTCCTGAGAGTGGTTCATTTTTCAATTTAGAAAATGGTGAATATGCTGAGGTCACTTATGGAAGTAAAAGTGCTAATCAATTTTTTGATTGCGTAGGTTTATCTACTTCTCTTGTAGAAAACGATCCAATTATTGATGGAAATTTGGTATACGGTTATGAAGATAACGATATCAATAAACTTGTTACAATGCGAGTTGTCGGAACCGTTGTAGGACTTGATGACAATTCAAATACTAGTCAGTTTAGAAAAAACGATACGATTTCAGTTAAGCATCTTGGAAAAAAAATAAAAGAAACAGATGTTAAATTTAATAGATGGTTTTATAATAATGTAACATATACTAATGGTAAAGGCACTACGGCAACTGCTATTGTAACTGAGGTAGATCATCATCTCAATGTTGATGATTATGTAGATGTAATAAGAGCAAGAGATAATAATGTTGTAGAATCAAATCGTTTAGTCACATCGGTTAATAGTAGAACCGAATTCCAAATCAATACTGGCACCTTAACAGTTGATGAGAAATATATTGTAAGAAAGAGACTCGATTTTGCAAATTCAAATCTCAATAGCAAGGGTGTTTTATCAAATATTCAAAATACATTTGTAGATGATGATGAGAATACCTACGTAGCATTCTCAGGATTTCCTGGTTACAATGATGTAGACATCACAAACAGATCAAAAGAATTCCAATCTACTGCTGTAGATATGGTTGAAAATACAATTAATATTCCTAACCATAATTTTAAAAATGGTGAAAAATTATATTATCAGTTAATTTCGGGAATAAGTGGAATTTCTACGGGAAATTATTACGCTTCTGTAATTGATAATAATACCATTAAATTATCACCTAGTCCCGCTTCACTTGATAATCAAATTTATTTCAATATTACCGGAATTTCAACTATTTCCGGAAGTCATACACACATATTAACTCCATCTTCTATATTTGGGTTAGATTTAGTTAATCAAAATAATTTCAAAAGAATATACAAGACACCACGACCAGCAACTAAACATGTTGATATTATTGGTCCAATCGGTGTTTCTTTAAATGGTATAGAATTAAATTCACCAATTGGAGAAGATTCAATTTTCTTTGGTCAAATAGATGCCATTAATGTTTTAAACAGTGGAAATGGTTATGATGTCGTAAATCCTCCAAAAGTATCAATTACAGATAGCAATGGATCAGGTGTTTCTCTTGTCGGACAATACACAGGAACAATTGAAGATGTTATTTTAACTAATAGTGGTTTTGATTATGTTGATACTCCTGTTGTAACAATTTCCGGAGGAAATGGAACTGAGGCGAGTGCAGAAGCAAGAATGAGAGGATTCAATCACTCTGTATCTTTTAATGATTTCGGTGTAGATCTCATTGGTAATAAAATCACCATATCGGAAGATCACAAATTATTAGACGGTGAAGAAGTTAATTATTCTTCAACTGGAACTCCGATTGGTATTGGAAGCACCGCTGTTGGTTTTTCAACCACCAGACTTACATCTGGTGCGATATATTTTATTCACAAACTTAGTGATACGGAACTTTCTTTACACACATCAAAAGAGAAAGCATTGGCTGGTATTGGCACGATTGACTTTAATGCTTTTGGTAATCAAACACATACGCTTAGGTCGAGAAAAATTAGAAAAATTATTGATAAAATTGTAATTACAAAATCCACCAATGATTTTTCCAATAAAAAAGTAATTGTTGATGCAGTATCTTGGCCCCCTGTGGATCAGAAAGATTTATATTCTAGTTTTGTTGGAATCAATACTGAAAATAATTACATTTATGCAAGAAACCACTCTTTCAAAAATGGAGACAATGTAGAATATTCGTTTGATGGTACTGCAATTTCTGGATTATCATCAGGAGTCAATTATAAAGTAACTATTTTAGATGAACATAGATTCTATTTGAGTGAAGCTGGTACGGCATCATCCATTAGTAGTGTTAACTATGAAAGAAAAATATATGAAAATCTTGCTAGTGTTGGTGTAGGAACTCATACATTCCAATATCCTAGTATCAATATAACAATTAATGGATTAGTTTCAGTTGGTGAAACCAGTGGTATCCCCTCTTACTATAACGCCATTGGCACTCCTGTGGTCCTAGGAAGTCTTGATAATGTATTCATCAGAAATGGTGGTGTAGGTTATGGTGTAACTAATTTGATAAACTATCAGAAAGATACTCTTGTAAAAGTTGAAACTGGAAAGGATGCAGATATCAAAGTTATTGTTGCCAATGGCAAAATAACCTCAGTTTATATTGCAAATTCTGGTTCAGAGTATACTACTCCACCAACAATTAATGTAGTTGGCGTAGGTAAATTAGCAAAATTAGTTGCTACTATTGTTGATGGTTCAATAACAGCGGTTGATATTATCAATCCCGGTGCTGGATATGAAGAAGGTACAACTGTTGAAGTTATTCCGACTGGTTCAGGTGCAAAATTAAACGCAGAAGTTCATGAATGGAAACTTAATAATGTTGAAAGATATGCAAATGCACTCTCTATTCCTAATAACAGAGATCTAGTTCAGATTAAATCAAATTTAGCAGTAAAGCAAAATAAAGTAGTTTCTTTCTATCCAGGTAAAAAACTTCGTACAATATTAAATGATAATCTTGATAGTAATGGAGATGAAAAAACTTCTGGTTTAGATCACTCTCCAATTATTGGATGGGCATATGATGGTAATCCAATTTACGGTCCATATGGAAATGGAATTGCAATTTTTACTGATGGAAATACTGGTGGTAAGAAAAAAATAGTTTCCAGTTATGTAAAAGATATAGAAACTTCAACATTACTCAGACCACCTGGTTTTACCGAGGGTGTCTTTACTCAGGATTACGTTTATAAGGCAAGTGGTGATCTTGATGAGTATAATGGAAGATTCTGCATAACTCCGGAATTCCCTAATGGAACATATGCATATTTTTCTACATTAGATTCAAACAATAATCTCGCATATCCATATATTACAAAATCACATTACAATGAAACTGATTCGTTTAACTATGATAGTTTAACCGATCAAAATGATTCGATTTTGAATAGCGGTTCATATAAGAGAAATGTAACTCATCTTGGATTAGATGATTTATCTAGAAACTATCCATTTTTACAAGATCCTCTTACTTCTAAAACACAACTTGATGTAAATGAAATAAAATTTGACAGAATTGATTCTATCACCGTAACAAATTCTGGTTCTGATTATAAAGTTGGAGAGCAAATTAATTTTAATGAACCATCAATTGATGCTGAAATTGATGAAATTGTAGGAAAAGATATTTTCAATATCACAACTTCAGACACAATATTAGAAAATACAATATTCAGTGTTGAAAATAATACAATTACCGGTATTACTACAATTCCACATGGTTTTTCTGATAATGACATTATTGAAATTTCTGGAATTTCTTCTTCACTGTATAAAAATGTTGAAGGTTTTAGACAAATTGGAATAACCACACTCAGCAGTAGAATATCTGTTGCCATAGCAAATACAGCAACTACTGGTCTCACAACAGATATTCAATTATCGGACTCCACATTTACCGGAAAATTCCAGAAAGATGAAATTTTCAAAATTGGTAATGAGTTAATGCAAATTGTTGCTATTGATAATACTAATAACAAGTATAGAGTTACTAGAATTGTTAATGGTAGTTCTGGAAGTAGTCATTCGGCAGGAACGGTAGTAACAAAACAGTTGCAGAAGTTTACCTTTGACATTGGTAAAAAATTAGAAAACAAAAATATAGATTTCAGTAATAAAGAAAATTTTGCTCTTTCTGCTGTTGGTATTGGTTCAACCTATACTTCAGTTGTTGTTGGTACTGCTGGAAGCACAAACATAACTGTTTCAATTCCACCAAGAGCAATTTATTTAAGAAATCATAAATTCAATACTGGTGATCAATTAAGTATTGTTTCTGTTGGCGGAACAATTAATGCTTCTGCTAGTGCTAGTTTAGCAAATGCATTTGATATTTCTACCGTTGATCTTTTTGCTGTAAATGTTGCGACTGATTTTATTGGATTAGCAACATCAAAAGCAGGTGTCGCATCATCTTCTATTTTCTTTGTTAGTAGTTCAACTGGAAATAATCATACATTATCTCAAATAAAAAATAACCTGACTGGAATAGTTAAAAAGGTTTCTGCAAATGTTATCCTTAATGATCCACACACATTACGAGTAGACGATGAAGTTAAGTTCAATATAATTCCTAGTAAAACTCAAAAATTTACATTAAAATTCAATCAAACTCTCAAAAAACTTGTAGTTGATCCACAAACATTCCTCCCTGCATCTATA